GTGATAGATCTGCACCCAGTTAGCTATTGGGCACCTTGGCATGTGCAGTATTACGCTGTTAAAAAATCAAATAGCCGTAAATTTATGCCGTTTAAGGCTACTATGTTTTACTTGTGGGTTATATCAGTATTCATGAAGCGTAGTTGTAAAGATGGTGAAAAGCAGACTGGTGCTATCTCACAGAAAAATATTGCGTGCCTTGTGTTAAGTGATTTAGATAGCTTATACTGGATTAAGCTTTTTAATCGTGATAAAAATTTCAATGATTACTTTAAATCAGAGGATCATCCTATCAGATTGTATATAAATACTGTTTTATAAAATAACTAAAACTATCCAGTTATATTATCTAGATTAACACACCGCTTTCGTACTAATCTAATATAGATGAAACTCTCTCTACTTCTATTTATGGTGATATCTTTTATGCTAAATGCCTATGCTCTAGATGTTATATTTATGGATTATTCAGACATAGAACGAGATGAGATAAAAGCTTATAACTACAGCCAAGAAGGTTGTATCTGCGAATGTAATGGATACTGATTTAAAGCTATTAACGAACAATTTCACACATGAACAGAGAATGATGCATAGAATAAATGCGCTATATAGGGATCTAAACAACGGTGATGGTGATGTAGAATATGTTAATCAGGTTTTATCGGCGCTTCATGACTATCTACTGCAATTCGAGGATGAAGACATAATAATGTCTACATTTAAAATCAAAGAAGCTATTTTTTATGTTTCACATTTCATGGAAAGCTGATATAAAGCATTGTGTGTTTAGCTTGTTTTGCAAGCTAACTTTAGCCTCTGGTTTCAATTCATCCTTTTCTCCAGAGGCTTTTTCTATCTAGATACTTTTAATTTAAACCCCATATTTTTTAGCTTCTTTCGAGTATCAATATCATTAAAATCGTATTCGACTCTCTCTAGAGTGCATTTACTAAATATTACATATCGTGATTTGCATTTTGTATAAGTGGAATAAAAAACAGCTTTATCTACATCTATATGCAGACTTCTATTCTTTAAAGGCAATAGTGGCTTTGCTAATGAGCTGCAACTCAATAAGGATGTGATCAATAGCATTGGTATCAATGTTTTCTTCATCTTTAGATGTTTCCTTTATGTATTGTTTCTCTAAATAGATAACACGATCCAGATACTTACGAGCTTCTTTCATCTCGTAAATACCTAGTACATGCTTAGTTAAACCAAATAGAGCTGTAACTAAATTAGTCATTAAATACAGCTACTATTTCACCAAACTCATTCCAGTCTAAATCCTTAGCTTCCTCGCCCAGAGCTTTAATTTCTTTAATTACTTCATAAATGGCTTTAACAGGTGAACCTAGTCTAGGAACGTGCATAGCGTCTGACATATCAACTTTGCCGTCTGCAAAAATATCCTCGCCAACCTCAACAGCCTCGTCAATAGCACTAGCCAATTTCTTTAGTAATTCGTTACCTACTTCACTCATAATAATCTCCTATGTATATGTTTAGTGTTAGATATATATTAGAGCTAATATTGACGATGTGTAAACGCACTGTTTTAATCAGAGTTGTAAGAAGTTACTAATAAACGAAGGTTTAAAGATGTCAGAGAAGAAAGCCAAGAATCTTGGCGGTAGACCTACCAAATATAATGAAGAGATTCAAAAATTTGCAGATGATTATATAGATAATTATCCAGACTATGAAATAGTTAACGATAAAGCTATCCCTAACAATATACCATCCCAGTGTGATTTAGCTTTTAGGTTACGAGTACATAGAGGCACTATAGCTAATTGGGGGAAAGATAACCCTCAGTTTTTAGACACATTGGAGCGCATCAATCAAAAACAAGAGTTAATGCTATCTAAATTCGGCTTAAATAGAGGTTATGATTCTGGTGTAGCAAAGCTTTATACGGTTAATCTAACTAAGTATAAAGATAAAGTAGAACAAACAATCGACCACAAGAATATTCAGATCAATATTGATAAAGCAGATAGTGAATTATGATCTGGTTACACGCTAAAGGATTTGAAAATCTCTATGAGGTTAGTAGCACTGGCTTGGTTAGGAGTATACCAAGAGTGACTACAAGATCTAACGGTAGATTATACACAGTCAGACAAAAAATATTAAAGCCAGCCATTGATTCTTGTGGTTATCAAAGAGTTGGATTAATGAAAGAAGGCAACTTAGTTACAAAAAAAGTTCACAGACTTATATGTCAAACATTTAAGGAAAATATTGAAAACAAGCCACAGGTTAATCATCTAGATGGATTAAAAACCAACAATAATATAGATAACCTAGTTTGGGCAACTGCCTCTGAAAATGTTCAACACGCATTCGACACAGGATTGGCTAAGCCTAAACTAGGAAGCAATAATCCATCTGCTAAAATTGACGAAATACAAGCTCTAACAGTAAAAACACTGATAAAATCTGGCTGGTCGCTGGTCAAAATTTCAAAGGAAATGAATGTCTCAAAACACATAACAAAAGATATTAATCGTGGAAAAACATGGAAGCATATTAATGTTTAAGAAAACATCTAAGCAAAGGGAGGCTATACCACTGTTAGCCAGCAAGAAATATGCTGCGCTTTACGGTGGATCGTAGTCTAGATCTGGTAAAACATTTATATTAATCTATGCGCTTATAATTAGAGCATCTAAAATAAAATCTAGACACGTGATAGTAAGACGCACTTTCGCATCTGTTAAAAGATCCATATTTCTAGACACGCTACCAAAAGTTTTATCCATCTGTTTTCCAGATTTAACAGTTAAGTGGAATAAAACAGATTTCTATATAGTGCTGCCAAATGAATCAGAAATCTGGATCGCTGGAATGGATGATAGCAGGGTTGAAAAGATTCTAGGTATGGAGTTTTCAACTATCTATTTTAATGAAGCATCAGAATTAGATTACTCTAATATGCAGATAGTTATATCTAGATTGGCACAGAAAAATAGCCTAACTAAGCGTGTTTGGTATGATTTTAATCCGCCACAAAAAACACACTGGAGCTATTGGCTTTTCATAAAAAAGCTTAACCCATCAGATGATGAACCACTAGAAGATGAAGATGAGTATGGGTATCTGTTAATTAACCCGAAGGATAATCTAGAAAATATAGATGAAGAATATTTAAAGATACTATCTAGAATGCCGCAAAAGGATCGTGAAAGATTTCTAGAAGGTAAATTTATGGATAGTGCTGATGGGCAAGCTTATTACTCATTTGATAGAGAAAAAAATATTAAGCCATTTAAACAAGTTAATGGATCTGTATTAATTGGTATGGATTACAACGTAGATCCGATGACAGCAGTTATAGCTAATGTTGTAGATAATAAGATTCAAGTATTTGATGAGATATATCTAAATAACTCAGATACATATAAGATGTGTAACGAGCTTATGAAGCGAGGATATGGTGGAGCTATGATATATCCAGATAGCACAGGATCTAATCGTAAAACATCTGGTAAGTCAGATTTTGACATACTAAGGCAGAATGGTTTTACTATAGTAAGAACTAGAAACCCGTTTGTAACCGATAGAGTTAATAATATTAATAGGCTATTGCAATCTGGTGAGATTATAATTAATACAAAATGTAAAAAACTTATAGGTGATTTAGAGAAGGTTATGTGGAAAGATAATAAACTAGATCAGAAAACAGACAAACATTTAACTCATATCAGCGATGCTCTGGGTTATTTAGCTTGGAAGTTGAAGCCTATTAGATTAAACAATCAATCAAACGCAAGCTTTTCATAAGGATATTAAATGGATTTATTAAACGATGGTTATGTTAGACGGTTAATTCAAGATGTAGAATCATCACAAAACAAAGATAGAAGAGAAGCTGAGATAAAATCATTTGAGGTTTATTCTGGTAACCTTAAAGAGCATGTAGAAACTAGAATAAAAGACTTATACCCCAAGACATACGGATCATTCTCTATAGCTGATTTGAATATGAGCAAGAAAATTGTCGATAAGATGTCTAAGGCATACAAGCAAGCACCTCAAAGAGAG